GTGATGAGGGCATTGAACAATCCTAAACACCGAATGTTCTGGGTATCTCCAATACAAGACCAAGCAAATAAAGTTATGAAGGACATTGAGGGGATGTTCAGTAGCCACCAAGATGTTTGGAATAAGATAATCAAGAGGTATGACCGCAAGGCGAATGAGATGTATTTTTACAATGGTTCATTTATTAAGTTTCGTTCTGCTGACAGTGGGGATAACCTTCGTGGTGCCACATTGGATTATATATACTTGGATGAGGCGGCATATATGAAGCTTGACTTTATCAACGAGGTACTCCTGCCTATGGTTACAAGAACGGGTGGTAAGGTTTGTGCGGCAAGTACATTCAACGGACCGAACTGGTTCTACGATTGGTACAAGGAAGGGCAGCAGGAAGAGAACCACGAGCAGATTAAAAGCATTAAGCGTACCTACCTTGACCTCAATGATGACAATGTAGCTAAGACCGTACTCGGTATCAAGAAGAGTATGACTAAGGCTCAGTTTGACCAAGAGTTCTTGTGTAAGCCCGTGAGTGCAAATGCCTTGTTCAGCAATGTTGAGGACGCTGTTGTAGATAATTTAGATACAAGATGTGAAAGGGTTTATATCGGAATGGATATTGGGGTGGCGCAGGATTATACAGTGCTTACCGCGATGTCTGATGACTATAGGATTATTGACATAGACCGATTCAATTACAAGGAAGAGGGAATGGACTATGAGGAGTTTAAGGAAAGGATAAAATCATTCTACCTAAAACACGACAGGAACTTAGCTGCCGCATACTTTGAGGTAAATAATAACGACCTCTTGTTTGATGACTTAACTGATGACGATAGGCTGTATAAACTAATCCCCTTTACTACCTCAGCACAGAGTAAGCCCGAGATTATCCGTAACCTCATCAAGCTTTTTGAGGACAAGGTGATTAAGATACCTAAGAACACGGACTTGATAAAGGAGTTGTATGACTTTAAGAGTAAGCGTAATGCTATTACGGGTAACCTTCAGTTTAGCAACACTGATGGAAAGCACGATGATATGGTAATGTCGTTAGCTATTTGTGCGTATTGTGCCGTAGAAGAGCAGGATGGTGGAGTAACTTTATTTTTATGATTACACTAAGAAAACACATATCTATGTTGGAGTACATAGGTGTGAAAAATAATCCGCAAGATTTTATTGAAACGCTGAACCCTTTAGACAGGTTGGACTTCATAAGAAGTTCAAGTGAAACATATCCAATAAAGGACAATATCAAGAGTCCAGTGTCAGTATCCTCTTCCAAGAGTATACACACAAGTGTTAAAGACTTGGTCCTTGGTCAGTTTATAATGTTAGAGCAGATAATAACGGGTAAAACAAAATTAGCCGACCACAGGGTTGACTTAGAGATAGCGAAACTAATTATAAGACCATCTCACCACAAAGTATTTGACAACGAAAGTGCCACGGATGAATACAATAACGAAAAAGATATACTTTCTTATGATGTAAGGGAAGTTTATTATATATTAGACAAGTTCATTGAAGACAGAAACACAACTTTGTTTAAAGAATTTGCTGGAGTTTTTTATGATGCTGTTAACGAAGACGAGGAAGAACAGGAGGAGGAAGAGAAGACATCGGATATGTTGTTTAGCCAACAGTGGTATTGGTACTCCATAGTTAGAATGCTCGGCAATGAAGATGTAACGAAGTATGAGGAAATATATATGTTGCCTATGAGTACAGTATTGCCAGAAATGTCTTATTTAGCACAGCGTAGCAAGATAGAGTCTGCAAGAGAGAGACAGAATCAAGCTATGAGTAAATTGTAAATTAAAGAAAGGTTTATATGAACAATCTCACAGAGCTTTACAGCAAGATAAAGTCTTTTGCGGATGACCACAATATGGTCAACGAGTTCTTTGTAGCTAATACAGAGGAGGACTTAAACAATAGAGAGTTCAATTTTAAGACCCTTGCCCTTCTATTACTTGAGGCAAACATATCAAGAGACTTAAACTCTCCAATATACACGCTTGACTTTGGAGCAATAGTCATAGACAAGATTGGAGAAGACGATGATTTAGAATCAATAATATCTTCAGAGGAAAACCTTTTTGTTATTGGACAGCTACAAGACTACCTAATACAAGAGGGCTACGATGTTGACTTTGGCGAAGTAGAACTTGTCTCGGCTATGGGTGAAGAGTATAACATAACCTCAGCGATGAGTGACTTCAGCGTGGTTCTTGCTCGCAAGCCTTATACGAGAGGCATTGACTCTTAAGGAATATGACCCGCAAGCAGTATGAAAATCAAATACGACTAATAGCAGTTTCAGAAACCTCAAGGGCATTCAGAAAGTCAGCTATAATAAAAGCTATTGTAAAAATAGCCAAGCAAAAGAATCACATTGCTTCGGGACAACTTATTAATCCATCTGAATCAAAATCAATAACTCCAAGTGCTGATGACAGATGGCTTGTTCCTAATGGTAAAAAAGCTGTTATCGTAAGGGTTTATGGAATTAAACAAGGCGTTCCATCCTCTGTTAGAATCAAAACACAATTAAAGTACGGAGTTGATGAAAAGTATTATCAACTAACTACACACTCTAAGAAATTAAAACCTTTCCCGAGTAAAGACGGACTTGTAAGTATTGATAGATTAGAGGACTGGATAAAACAAAAATCTTCACGAGGACTTTCATTTATACTTCCAAGCAGAGGAAAGGGGAGGAAAAAAGAAACAAGACCAATGGACCCGAGTAATCCCATTGATGTGGGTAGGGTCGCATTTGCTATTGCCAATGGAATTAAAAAAAATGGAATTAAGAATAGGTCAAACTTTTTCAATCCTTTTGAGTACAAGAACACAGGAGTAAAGGCTACCTTAAGTAAAGCTGAAGTAAAAATAAATGATAGATTGACAGAGCTGTTTACCAGCGAGGCAACCATTTCTATTGACAGATTAATTGAGACACTATAATGGCTAATACACAACAAAGCATAGATAAGCTTAATAAATACACCGAAAGGTTAGAGCTACTAAATAAGCAACTTGAGGATGTAAACAAGAACACAAAAGAATACAAGAGGTTAACTAAAGAAAAAGCTACTGTAGAAGAAAAGGCTATAAAAACTTCTAAGGAGTTGGCTTCCGCTCAAGGAAAATTATCTTCAACGCTTCCAACTCATAAGAGATTAATTGATGCTGCAAACCAATCTCAAAAAAGATTTAATGCTACCACTCAACAAGGTTCAGTAGTCAGCAAAGGATTCTTTGGTAAATTAAAAACTGCTGTAGGAACACTCTCAAGGTATGCTCTCGCTTATGCTGGAGTGAACGCTGCGATAGGATTACTTCGTGAGCTTTTTGTAAACTCAGCGAAAAGAGCAATACAACTTGAAAGAGCATTAGCAGACGTTGCCGCTATAGCAAACCTCACAGCCTCAGATATGAGTAGGCTTGAAAAAGTAGTGTTTGATGTTTCAGGTACCACATCCCTTACGGCTATTGAGGTGGTAGAGTTACAGAAACAGTTAGCAAAGCTGGGGACATCAGTAGATGACCTTGAGAACTTAACACGTCCTGTAGCCCTGCTTTCTCAAGCATTGGGAGAAGAGCCTGGTGGAGTAGCATCAGCTTTAAAGAAAGCTTTAAATCAATTTCAAGCTACAACAGAAGAAGCTGATAAATTTGCAAATGTATTAGTTGGTGCTGTAAACGAATCAGCATTATCGTTAAATGACCTTGGCACTGCACTACAGTATGTTGGTCCTCTTGCCGCACAGAGTGGATTGACATTTTCGGAGACAGCGTCACTACTTGGTATTTTAGCTGATAACGGATTCAGAGCATCAAGAGCTGGTACAGGTCTTAGCAATATACTAATAGAAGCAGCTAAAGATGGTAGACCATTTATAGAATTCTTAGAAGATGTATCAAGACAAAACCTAAACGTTGCTGAAGCGACAGATGTTTTCGGAAAAAGAAGTGCAGCCGCTGCTATCACTTTATCTAAGAACATAGATGAAATAAAAGAACTGAATAAAGAGCTGCAAGATAACACAAGGTTGCTAAGTGCAAATGCAAAACAAATGTCCTCTACAGGTGGTCAGATTGATTTGCTTACATCAGCTTACAACAAAGCGAGTATTCGCTTGGGAGACTATATAACTCAGACTGAGTTTTTTCTTGAGCTTCTTGAACTTTTAGACCCAGCCGTTGCAAGTCAAGCGAGAGCGTTTAAAGTTATTGCCCAAGCAACTGCGGAGACATCTGTAGGATTCAATTCTCTAACTGACTCCTTGGTAGATTTTGAAGACACTACAGAGCAAGCTGCTATAAACACTTCTCAGGCGTTGTTTGATGTGTTGGAGTCTTCTGGTAATTTAACTAACAGTCAAGTACAAATTCTCCAAGATAAAATAGACAAGGGTGAAAACCTTATAAATACACTTAGAAATTGGGCAAGTCAAGGTATTCCGGGTGTTGATGACCAATTATTATTAGCAGAGGGTCTCGTTGAACTTGCATCAGAAAGAGCTAATGCTATTAGAGAGGAAAGGATAGCAATAGCAGCTAAAAACGAAGACTACAACGAGGCTATTAACTTGACAAACCGATTAACACAGTCAGCCAAAGAAGGGTTGCTGGTAGAAAAAGAACAAGACCGTGTGTCTAAAGGTCTTGGGGAGAAACTAAAAGGATTGAGAGAAGAAAGAGAGAGGTCAACAGATGTTGATGAAATCATAGTGTTAGAAAAAAGAATATCTTTATACAAAGAATTAGTTGATAAAGTAGATAATCTTGAAAATAACCAATCAGCAATAGACAAAAAAAGAGCTGATGCTCAAAAAACTTTGTTTAGCTCAGAGCTAATGAGGATTCAATCAACATTAGATGCAGAGATTGATGCAATAAAGGCTATAACGAATGTAGAGTTAGCTGGTGCTAAAGATGCAGAACAGGCAGCTCAAATAAGATTGAAACAAGAAAAACTTATTCAAGCGGCATATAACAACTCTATTAATTCCGTTGAAGAGCTTAAAAACAAATACCCCGACTTCGCTGACGAAATACAAAAAACTTCAGATAAGTATCAAGAGTTTACAGAGTTTACGCAATCAGAAATAGGTAAAGAAGGTATAACGATATTAAAAGACTACAAAAAATCTTTTGAGGAATTAGGAAAACAACTTAAAGATGAAACAATAACTTTAGGGGAGTATGAAGTAAAAGAAGCTGCTCTTGAAGCATCACTAATATCTTCAATAACAACTATTAAAGATAGCACTGTTGCAAATCAAGAGTTAAAGGATATGCTTGATAAGATTGTCTTGTCTTATCTAAACGCTAAAAAGAGTGCCGAAGATTATCAAAAAGCAAGTGAGGATACAAAAAAAACCATTAAAGCATTAGGGCAGGCATTTGTAGTTGACCTTTCTATAGAGGAAGCCGTGGGTATGGCTTTAGCATCTACGGGAGAAATTATATCTAAGTTTAATGATACAGCTTTAGAAAACACTAAGAATCGCTTAGACGCTGAAAAGGAAGAGATAGCTTCAAGATACGAGGTAGAGCAAGATATCTTAAAGTCTCAATTAGATAACCAGCTTATAACAGAGACTCAATTCAGAACTAAACAGAAAGAACTTCGCAGGGCTAAAATTGCAGAAGAGAACGCAGTTGATAAGAAAATATTTGAATCCGAAAAGAAACGAGATAGACAGAACGCTACCACAGGTTATCTTCAAGCGTTAGGAGCTATTATACCAAACTTAATCATCTACGATAAAGAAGCAAATCCAATAGGACTGTCAATTAAAGCAGCTTTATCTGGTGCTTTAGCAACAGCATCCTACGGAGCGGAACTTGCTGCTATCGGACAGAAGAAGTTTTTCCCTAAAAAGTTTGCTGATGGTGGTGTTGTAAACGGTCCATCACACGCACAGGGCGGAGTACCTTTTACAGTTCAAGGAAGAGGGGGATATGAAATGGAAGGTGGTGAGTTTATTGTAAACAAAGATGCTACATCAAGAAATTACGATTTATTAAAAAGAATAAACGACTCAACAAGAGTTAGACCTATTATCGGGAGTCGTAAATTTGCAGACGGAGGATTAGTATCTTCGCCTATGAATGAAAGTGTAGATTACCTAAAGGCTATTGCAGAGGCTACTACCTCAACAGCTATTCAAACAAGTAAGCCTGTCAGAGCATTTGTTACATCAAGCGACTTGAGAACGAATGAGACAGAAAGAAGATTAAGGGACCGAAACGATAAAATATAATGAGTGATTATAATTTTTATGGTGTAAACACACCTGTATCTTTTAACACGGGTGCTTGTACGCTTACTGACCCAGAGACAATAGCTGCGTCAAACCCGTTAGGTAATCCTGGTGATGTACTTTATATGAAGATATCTGATACAGAGGGTGTTGTAGTAGTAGTTCAACAGACGGTAACAAGGGGTAAATTTGACAATAATATATATGCTAATGTTCCAAGTAGCTTTACTCCTATATTTGCTTACTACTTTGATGTAAACGGAACACTATTAAGTGATACTGTATCTTCTTTTAGGATAAGAGCAAATGCCACTGTAGCAACTTATTCAGAGAGCTATAGACCTTATAACACTTCATTCAATTATAGTATAATTATTGATGACAGAAAAAGGCTGTTGTTTGGAGATGTCAAAGAATTGATATCCACAACTTGGGTTGTATTTAAAGACGGCTGTAACGAAGTGGCTTACCTCGTGTCTTTTGGTGAAGATACATTTGTAGCTTTGAATAATAAGTTTAAGTCTTCATTAGAGTTTAATATCGCCACACGTTAGTATATGGTTTTAAAGTTAGAAATTAGCAGGAACAACACATCATTTTTTGAAGTTGATTTGTTCCCCGATTCTCAATTAGAGTATGATGTAGATTTTTATGATACTCTTGATGTGAGCAAGATAAGGCTTCCCTTTTCAAGCGATATGAAGATACCTATGACTGAGTTGAATATGAGCCAGTCAAGATTTAACTACAATCCAAGCACTGATTTAAAAGATTTATTTCCAAAGGAGGATTTCTTTTTTAAGATAACTATATACGGACCTCCTCTTGGTGTTGCTATAGAGGGTGTTCTAACAGTAAAAGCTTTTGAATATTTATCTGACGAACCTTATATTGATGTCAATCTCAACGATTACGTAAGTAAATACATTAGCGATTTAAAGGATTCTACAATAGCAGAGGTGTACGAAGCAGACACAACCTCATACGGAACATATTTTAATGCAGACCATTCGTTCTTAAGATTTTTTCAACCCGCTTCCGCTCCTACAAATCCTGGTGAAGCAGGTGTACTTAATCAAAACCCTACAGACCGACCAATTATATTTCCATATATAGACTTCTGTAATGATGTAAAGGGAAAGTTTGGTTACGCAGCAAGGCAGTTTACAGAATACGGAACAGGAATGGATAGAGCGGGTATAGTACCTGCTTTCTCTGTAAAGAACTTCTTGACTACATTAGGTTATTGGTTAACCTCACAAGGTTTTGATACCCGCATTGACAGCAAACTTTTTGCTCTTAATTATGCTGAGGCGATACCCGACTTTGAGGCTGAGAAATTACATATGCTTATACCTTGTAAGCTTGAAGCCGATAGAGATACAAACACAAGAGAATTTAGTTTAAGGCAAGCACCTTTTTGGACAGGAACAAATCAAAGCCTTTTGAGTGAAGTTGATGAAGACGATAATCGCAAGTTATTTATCAGCAACTACTTCTGGAATATGGAAACCTTTGGAAACTTTGGACCGTTTGAAGCGAATCCAGAAAATCCAGATAATCCATTCCCTTTAACGAGTCAAACTGATTTTGGATTAGACGTTACGAATAGTGCGTATCCAACTCAAGACGAAAACTTTGGCAGCGAGAGAGGTTACTTTTCTCCTCATATGTCTTATAGTGCCGATATACTATATAGTTCGGGCAATGCCTTTGCAGATGTACCCATTATAAATTGTGAGATTCCAGTATTGGGAGAGGATGGAATGGTTTATCAAATAGTTCCCCAAGACCCAGAATCAACAATGACCTTCGGTGTGTTTATTGGTGTGTACGAAAATGGTGAGATGGTTAAGAAAATCAGATTGCAGGATGCAGATGGCCCAACTGGTAATCCAATAGTTCTTGATATATCAGATGCAACTGCTGTAGAAGGTTTTTCAAACAAAACAGACCATACGGGTTCAGCAGACCATAACTACTACAAGAATTCAGACTATAGTTTTAATGGAAATTTTGGAATATTTAGATTTACATTTTCTAACTATGTTATTTTTGATGCTAACACTGTAGGAACAGATGTTAGGGATATGCTTCAGTGGAACTTAGATGACCTTGGCATTGATTTATATCTACCCGAAGAAACCATAGAAATTAGCGGTGAGAGCAGATATGGTATAAACTACTTTATAGAGCCTATAGACGGAGATATAAAGGCTTCTGTATCAACAGCGACAGGTCTACACGGAACTCACTATGATGTAACGAGTGTAGCTGATACAATATATGGTACAGATGGAATTAAAAAAGCTATAACAAGAGCTGATAATTACGGTCAGTTAAATATAAAGTTTGTGGCTAACGCTAACTTTAACCCATATTTTATTGATGATGTTTATAATATTAAAGAGTCATTAGAAAACACAGCAACCCTAACTCCATACGAAGTTTTAGTAGCCATATGTAAAAGGTTTAATTGTGGAATATACTACGAGAAATCAGGTACTCAGAATATACTTAGGATAGACCCGTTACACTTAGTGAGGGATGGGAACCAATCTATAAACGACTTAGTTGATGATTTAAAATCTGTCAAAGTATATCTCGGTAGTGATAGAATTAAAAATTTAACTATAAAAAATAAAGATTACGGCTTATATTACGATGATGAAAATAGCGATGGGGTAACAATAGGTAGCACTACTCAAGAAATAAACACTGATGGAATTTCTGATTTAGTTGTAGACCTAAAGTCGGCTATATATTACAACTCTGTAGCGGGAGATTTTATTATTGATAATGAAAACCAAAACTTAGAGAGTGGAATTATATCCTCTTCTGAAATGGCTCTCACGCCAAACTTGTTTACAAAGCATCAAGAAATAGGATTGCGATTCGCTTATGTGGATAAGCCTCTTTATAATACTTGGATTAAAAAGCCATTTGTAGTAAATAATAAATCAAGACCTGCTATAAAAACCGTTACTCAAAGAATATATAAAAACTTTGCAGGAATGCCTTTTAACGGGAGATTGTTCCACTACAATACTCAAGGGTGGAATCTACTTGCAGAAGATGAGAGTGGCAACACAACAGACTATTACAGCTTTTATTCTGACAACGAGAAGATAAGATACTCAAACAGTCCTACCATAGAATTTGATATGGTGGTCCCAACATCTGAGCTTTCGTCTTTAGACTTTTTCTTCAAGACTTTAAGTGCTTCAAGAATAAATCAGTCTGATATACTTGTGAAAAGTGCAAAAGGAGAAGTGCTTGGTGATTACGCGTACCTGACTATAACAGCACTACTTCAATAATTGTAAATTAATTTGATGGCTACATACAACGACTACCCACAATCTGCTACTAACAACGCCAAGAAAGTTCTTGAGTGGAAGAAGAAGTATGGAGATGAAGTTAAGGGAATGACTTCGGTGGGATGGACTCGTGCAAACCAATTAGCATCAAAAAGAAAACTATCGTATGAGACTATTGCAAGAATGGCTGCGTTTAATCGCCATAGAAAGAATGCTGCGATTGACCCTAAGTATAAGGACACGCCTTGGAAAGATAGAGGCTATGTTGCTTGGCTCGGTTGGGGAGGAACAAGC